GAAGGAGGTTCCAAAAGTGTTAGCGTTGACGGAATTGTGTCCGCGCAACTGCATAGTCATGGTACCATTCCCGTCACCATCCGGCCATTTCGTGCCGCGGGCGGCGATACAAAATGGGTCAGCTAAGGCACAAACAGCTTCGATGGCCCGGACTGGGGGCGGTCGAGGTACTGCGGCTCGGGGCCCAGTCTCACGGTAAGGGACTAGGCTGGTAGGGGGGTTTTGTCGAGAACTAACCGTCCTCGTGGTGGTTTTAACGACTTTACCTGTCGTGGACGCACCCTTGGCAGGGGTGCGGATTTTCCCATTACGTTTGCGTTTAGACACCATAATGCCTAAAGCCGGTGGAGCTCGGCGGTGGATTGTGCACCAGTCCATGCTCGAGCGTTCCACTCAGGACCCCATACTTCGATGGTGTCGGAGCAGAACGTCCACAGTCTTAGCTTGCGCTCGAGTGCAATTTGGTCACACTCGGTCATACCCCAGCTAGCGGCAAATGATGCACGCGCACAAGGAAGTATGTTAGTTGGCCTGACGTCCTCGCAGCGTACCCCAAGAGCCTTAGCTTCTCGGAGCGCCCTGAGGCGCAAGCCATCCTTAGCATGCTTCAACCGGTCCTTATCCCCGGCAGAATTACGTAACAGGGCGAGCGCGTATTCCTGTAGTACAGGAACACCAAGATTTAAAATGAGTTCGCAAGTGCCATTTGCGTGTATCACTCTAGTCCTGAATTGGGGATCCCCCCAGTTGCGCACGCCAGACGTGGATTTACTCATGACGATCCGGTAATCGCGGACGAATTTCCACCTGCCAGGTGAGAATTCGACCACTTTAGACTGACAAAAGACCACGTCTGTGATGAGTCGGGCAGGCTCATCAACCTTCAGCTCCATGCCATACTCAAGGAAAATGGGTTTCAATGAGTCACGGACGCGAGGCCAATCCACATCCTCAATGATGATGAGACAATCATCACCATCATCGAAGGTGTCCCACCTTGCTAACTTCAGATGGTGGCGGCAATAGCCCAGCAGCATCAATAACATTAAAATAACGTTTCCAATAGCTGTGTTCATGTCGCCACTCATCCGTCGAGCGCACACGGTGTACTTTGCTCCCAGGGTCGTATAGACCTTGTTGACGAGCTGTTTCCTAAGGAGATTAAGGAACTCAGGATCGCCATTGGAGGAACGGTACACCGCATGCTCAGCGCGAAGGAGCACACCATTGACATGGGCGTCAAAGGTGCTAGCATCCAATGCGACCACTATGGGTCTGTTGAACGCAGTAAGTTTGTTGACCAACACCTCAGCTCGTTTGACGGAATTGAGGCCTTTGGCCACGTTGCGCGATCGCGGTACGCCGTCAGAGATGTCGTCGGTAAGATAGACAATCTCCTCGATTGGACGGAGGTACTGCGCCAAGCAAACACAATACTTAGCTCCCCGGAACTGTATAGCACGGGGTTCTGGGTCACACTCAGCCCCAGGGTTGAACCGCTCAGCCTTCACAAACATCTTGCAGGAGGCATCAGAGGGGTTCAAACCAACCTGAAGGTATCTATCTGCGGCGTCGCGGTAACGACGCCCTTTTGCACCCCGGTGCCGGTCGGCAAGGGCATAGATATCTTCAGGCACAGTGTGAGGGAGTTTGGCGGTAAAATCTCTGACCGCCAGCTGAACCAAACGCCGACCCTCGGTGGTGATGTCGGGCACTATCTTACATACACGGTTGTGTATGGACCGCTCCTGGTTATGGATGCAATCATAGTGGATGGTTGGTTGGAAAACCCCTTGTATATCGGGGATAGCAACGCGTACCAAGCGTCGCTTATGTTCGTCACCGTTGGAGAGTGGGGGAGGTACATAGTGGCAGCCAGGCGCTAGCGGCCCACATTTCCCATCCCCACAACACAAACCCTCAACGGCAACGGCCCCCAGTCACCCATCCGGCAAGTGCTGGAGCCGACCGACCTGACCTTGAGTCACGGTTGTCGCTCTCCAGATGTTGCCGAACAAAGACCGGTGCCCAAAGTAGGATGCGCGAGTGTCCTCAACTCCAGCATAGGTGAATGCTAGAGTGGTGGCACGGTTCATCTGGTCCGCCTGTTGTGACTTAGACCAGTTTCGCCGATGATTCGACATCCATGTAAGAGACTGACGTTTGAGGGAACGCAACAAAGTAGGCGTCCGTTCCTCACCCGCGGTAATGCAAATGCACTCCGCGAGGAGCTCTGGGTCCACCGAGTGGTGGGTGGCCAGCGCCTCGATGTCAGCAACAACATTGGGCATACTCACCTCCGAGCCTGAGAAGTGGTTAACAAGTCGCCGGGTGCCTTCATAGGCGAGTGCGGACGCAATGAGTGGGGCAGCGACGTGGGCCGTCGCAATCAACACTGCTGCTTTCACACTCGCCAGCATCGTGGCGGTCAGAACACCACCGCCCACCCAATAAGAGTAGGCAGGGGCCCTGGCGACCACAAACTCCTTACGGTCAATGAGGACCGGAGGGGGGGGCGGGAACTTCTTCCGCTCTTCTGGATCATACACCGGATCAAATGCAGAGGGGACCGCTGATGGGCTATCATCGGAATCGGAGTCATCACTCCTAGGAGAGGAAGCTAGAGTGGCTTCCTCCGCGTCAACACGCGGCGGGACGACTGGCTGGGTCGTCTTGGTGGCGGTGACCACCTTCAGCCCGGAGTGATCTGACTCGGGGTTGGAACTCGAGTTGCAAACTTTGCGGCTCGGTGGGCCTTTAGGCCGAATGACGGGGACTGAACCCGTACCAAGGGGCATTACAACCTTGGGAACCAAATTGACGGTGATCGATTTGGCAGATTTTAACTTGCGGGCGATCCGCGTAGCTGCAGGTGAGCTACGTGGGGCAACGACAACAGCACGACTGGCAGGTCGGCTGGCTTCTCCAACGGTATTAACGATGGGTG